TTTCGAACCTGCGATACTGCATCAACGGTGACGCCATACATATGGGCAACATACTCATCACCGTGGGCAGCTGGATCATGTTTTGTACCTGGCAAGTATTTCATTCTGGCGGCAGCCAGAGCACGCTGGAACTCCTTGCCATGTGCTCCGGCTGTCAACTCAAGAACGCGTGTGATATAATCGTGCAACAGCGGCACGTGGTTCGTCAATGCCAAAAGGCCAAGGGCTACACCACGCATGTGGGCCCGCTCCCCGCCCTTACGGATCGTGCTGGTTGTGTAACACAGCTTGGTCAAGCACTTCCCTATGGTTGGGGCTGGCACGTAGCCTCGGTCAGAAGTAGGGTAGAAGGCATTTGAGCAAAACCGCGCGCGATCAACCGTGCGCGCCTTAGTAAGTTTCAACTTAAAACCTGGGCTCGCAGCGGTCTCAACTATGCCTTCGACGACTTCTGGCTTGGCAAAAATCAGGTTGTCGTCACCGCGCACCATCATGACAAAGTCTTGGAGGGGCTTGCCGCGGTGGCTGAAATGGTAATAATGTAGCAAAGCGTTCATCATTGAATTATACAGGGTGGTGTTTGGCACACCACTCCGTAAAAAGGCGGGGCAGGCCACTCGTTCACCGTCACGGGAGTACACGCGCTGAGGTTTTTCTTGACGCCGCAAACACTGTAAGGCTAAGCCGCGCGCCCCCCGCACCTGCAACATCCGCCGAAGGATCGCCATTGACTCGCTTGACTGAGTTCGATCCATCAATGTGAAGTCGGTCATATACAAGCACTCCTCGCCGAAGCGAGCGAGGTTTTTATTGAACCAATAAGCCACATCATCCTGACTACTACCACACTCAAAATAAATCGCCGCATCTTTATGCCAAACTTCCCGCAGTTGCTCTGTAAAAGACACAATAGTGGGACCGAGAGCCACCTTGACCCTCGGGGAACAATTAATTATAACTCGCGGTTTAACCTCCTTCGCCGATGGCCAACATGCGCTCTGCCAGGCGAAGTTCTTGGTTTCCAGCTTGACAAACATTGACGAACACGCCATCTCACTCTCTCGTAAACCTCGCTGAACGAGCGAATCATGCGCTTGCTGAAGGCGCAACTTCT